GAATATACATAATCCAATATACATAATCCAATATACATAATCCAATATACATAATCCAATATACATAATCCAATATATATATTTCAGAGGTAGGGCTGCGATTCATTCATCACCTCGTAAGGGGATCACACGCCAGGATCCTGGGGATCCTGGCTGTAAACCCCCTCACTTACTGGATTTGTTTTGATGACGCCCCTCACCTCCATTGAGTTAATGTTCGGCTCCCACGCCGGTATATATTCCGGCTTGTCGTCAGGTCACTCGCCCTTGCGTGGACAAAGGATGGGGAGGCTACGCTCTAACTCCCCACACTGAACTACGGTTCAGTAACCTTTGTCTCCGCGGTTGAGCAACCTGATTCGGGGCGTTATCATTTCCCCCCTTCCCCCCGCTCTGTGCGGGGGGTTGGGATGGGGCTGCAAGCACCCCCATCCCCTGCGCCTGCTGGCGCAGTGTGTAGAGTAGTGAGGGGGTTTACAGCCGAATGGGTATAGCGAATCTTGGTTGTGTGGGTGTGTTGTTTTACCCAGGCCTCCAATTATTTTCCTACCAAAAGCATATACTTTCCTAAAAAATTTTAAAAACATATGGAGCGTGAGATCTTGAAGGATGACATATTGAGCGTAGATGATTGGGAATTGACATTAAAGGAACTAAAAAACCAAAGGGTGCAGCTCACCTTGAATCTGGCTGTTGTCAATGCTGCGATCAAGGACATAGAACCTCGTACAGCGAGTTTTCACATGGAAAAGAACCAAGAAGATGGAAAGCCCAAGCGATAAACCGCTTTCAGGATTTAAGTGGGATAAATGGCAGCAGGCAGTCTTGGATACTGAGGGCAATATCACGATCAGATCTGGGAGACAGGTTGGCAAAAGTGAAGTGATTAGCGCAAAATCATGTAAGTTTGCGCTGGATCACCCAGGAACTACAACGCTGATAATTGCAGCAAGCCAAAGACAGAGCAGTTTGCTATTTGAGAAGGTCAGGGCTAACCTTGACAGGGAAGTTGATGTTTATTCTGAGCAACCGACATTGACCAAGATCATCCTGAAAAATGGATCAAGGATTTACAGCCTACCTGCTGGAAGGACTGGCTACTTCATAAGGGGATTTACTATTGACCTGTTGATTGCAGACGAAGCTGCATATATTCCAGAGACCGTATGGAACGCAGTGATCCCCATGATCGCTGTGAGCAGACAGGTCAGAGGCCTTGGCTGGATAGTTCTGTTATCAACACCATTTGGCAAGGGCGGATATTTTTATGATTCGTTTAATGATACAGATTTCAAGTCATTCCACATTAGCAGTGAGAACTGCATCAGGATCCCCGCAGATTTCCTTGCAAAAGAACGCCAGAGGATGACAAAGGCTGAGTACCGCCAGGAGTACCAGGGCGAATTTACCGACGAATGGAACCAATTCTTTTCAACAGAACTGATAAAACATTGTATGACCTTCATGGAATGGAGCAATATCAAGGACAGGAACTTGCAGGCGAGATATTACCTGGGCGTTGACATTGCCAGGTATGGCGGAGACGAGAATGGCTTTGTTGTCTGCGAACTGTACAACCAAAAGCTCAAGATTGTGAAGGTATTTTCCACGAGCAGAATCACGACGACAGACACCATAGGCAGAGTACTGGTACTTGACAAGGAGTACAGGTTCAACAAGATTTTTATTGATGATGCTGGCATTGGCGGAGCGGTCACAGATGTCCTGATTGAGAAGTTAGGCACTAAAGTATTGGGCTTGAATAATGCCAGCAAGAAGATCAGGATCAAGGATGACGAGAAGAACAGGGGTATTTTGAAGGAGGATTTATATTCAAATGCCTTGATGCTGATGGAGCAGGGCAGGTTGGAACTGATTAATGATCTCAGTCTTATGAAAAGTTTAAAGAGCATTATCTATGAGTACACTGGCGATCATGGCACAAAAAACTTAAAGATTTTTGGCAGTTATTCGCATTTATGCGAGGCGATGGTCAGGGCTTGCTGGTGCATCAGAGAAAGGGGTTTGCGGCTTTATGTGTACTGATTGCCACAAGACTTAAATACTCAATAATCAAAGGATGGATTTATGGTTGATACTGGAATATTTGCAACGACGGCAGAGGTTGAGAGGAAGTCTGGAGCTGGAGCAAGTGCAGTCTCAAAGGCAGAGGCTTATGTCAATGATTACATGACACAGGTTGAGAGTTTGATCAATGCCATGTGCAGGTATAATTTTTCAGACAATTATGCAACATTGAATGCAGATACCAAAGGGATTTTGAAGGAAGTTGCCTCTGATCTGGCGGCAATCTATGTCATTTCTTATAACATGGCAGGTTTCACGTCGAGGATAGAGGCTGAGGACATGATAAATATTTTAAGGGATGCTGCACTGAGAGGATTAAGCATTCTGAGAGATAAGAAGGCACAGGATTTCATAATCAAGGGGACATGATGTTTGAGCATGACTACAAGAACTATCCCGAACTCACCAACGCAGAGATTCAAGAATTGGGTTTTACATCACCTCACAAACAGATTGAGGAGGATTTTATTGCGACTGTGGTCAAGGTTCATGATGGAGACACCATCACACTCAAGACGGACTTTAGAGATTTTACATTCCCCATTAGGTTTTCAGACATTGATGCTCCAGAACTTTCAGAGGGTGGGGATGAAGCAAGGGACTGGCTCAAAGGAAAGATTGAAGGCCAGGAAGTGCAGGTGTTGATCAACAAGAAAAACAGGGTTGAGAAGTGGGGCAGGTTGCTTGGAAGGATTCAATATAGAGGAATGATAATGGGCGATGAAGAAATGTATTTAGGATTAGCAAAACCATATGGCACGATCAAGGAAGGGCAAGTGCCGAGCATTAACAAGACAATCAAGGAGATAAAATGGGCTTGAATTTTGGCAGTTCTGGATTGTTTTCGACGGATAATGAGGAACGTTGGAAAGGTGTTTATGATAATCGGATTGATTCGATAGAGACGTCCAGCACAAAAAGCGGTGTTGTTGCTGGTCTTGCTGCTGGTGATGCAGCAACTCCGATTCATATTCATATAAGGGTTAAGCCTGACGAGAAGGTTGTAGTCATGTTTTCTGCTGTTGCTCAACAATTACGAGTTAATGAGTTGGTTGCTGTGAGGGTTGTAAGGGGCAGTTGGACATCAGATTTTTCTTATTTATGGACTTCAAATTCCACACCGCTTCATCTAGTACAATCAGCCGTTTCATTAAGTACAATAGATTCTCCTGGTGAGGGTTATCATACTTACACATTATGGACATTGACAACAACAGGTAATGCAAGTTTGGATAGTTGCAATCTTACAGCATTTATCTTGGCGGTGAAATAATGGTTGAGACAAACATTGGAAGTGCGGACTATGGAAATGTCAGGAATGTAATCACTGATTACTCAGTGACATCCATCAGTACAGATGGAGCAGGCGACCAGGCCGAGACTACCTGGCAGATGACGGACTGGGAAAAGAATTTGGGTTATTACAAGACGATTCCAGAGTTGCAGACTGCTGTTGATGCTAAGGCTAACTGGACAATGGGTGCAGGGTTCACCAGCGACGAGACTACAACAATGTTACTCATGGCAATAAAAGGCAATGGCAAGGATTCTTTCAATACGATCCTCACCAATATGATTCGGACTTATACTGTTGGCGGTGATGCCTATGCAGAAGTTATCAGGGACAAACACGGAGTTTTATCAAATTTAAAGCCATTGGATCCTTCCAGCATTGTCATAGTCCAGAACAGGCAGGGCAGGATCAAAAGGTATGAACAAGTTTCCAAGGTGAAAACGCCAAACAAGAAATTCCAGCCTGATTCTATTTTCCATTTATCAAGGAAAAGGATTGCCGACGATATACATGGTATTTCTGTTGTGCCGAGTGTTGAATGGATCATCCTGGCAAGGAATGAGAGCATGGCCGACTGGAAAAGGGTGCTGCACAGGAATGTAGATCCGCTCTGGATTTTCCATTTAGATACAGACGACACAGCGCAGATTGCTAGTTTTAAATTGAAAATGGACACTGCCAGAATCAATGGCGAGTGCATGTATATTCCCAAGGGTGCAGTTGTTCCAGAATTGGTGACTACTGCTGCATCCGCCACCTTGAATCCGTTGGCATGGATCAACCAACTTAATGATTATTTCTTTCAGGCAGTCAATGTTCCACAGATCATAATTGGCAATGCCAAGGAATTTACTGATGCCAGCGGAAAGATTGTTTATTTATCCTTTGAGCAGAGCGTCAAGGGTGAGCAGCTTTACATTGAGGAGCAGGTCTTGGGACAACTTAATGTTGAGATTGCATTGACATTCCCTGCCAGTTTGCAGAACGAATTGATTAGCGACGAGAACAAGCAGCCAGCATTGCAGGCTTCACAGCCAAATGACACGACTGCTGAGATGGAGGGTAAAGAATGAAAACAAATGTTAAGGTGATTATATTCGGCCTTGGGTGCATTACAGCGCTTGAGGCTTTTGCAATGTATCGGGGTTTTGATGGTGTCTTATTGACAACCGTCATCGCTGTTATTGCAGCAGGAATAGGGATAACAATTCCCACGCCAGAGTTTATGAAGATCAAATAAGGTTGATACATGGGATTAATTAGCAGCATTGCCAAGAAGGTTAAGAAGGTTGGTTCTGATGTAGTCTCGACGGTAAAGAAGGGCTATTCTGCTGCTGATACTGCTGTAAAAGGTTACTTGCCAGGTGGCACTACTCCAACACAGGTCAAGGAGAAAGAGCAGATTGCCTCGCAATCCACCAAGGTAGAGCCTTCTAAAATAGCACCTACCGCTCCCCCAGTGGCCAAGGTGGTCAAGATGGAGAAGCCAGCAGCGACGGTGACGAAACAAACAAGCCAACAGAAACAGGTACAGGCATTAAAGGATCAGCAGAAACAACAAGATGCCATAGATGCACAGAAAAGAGCAGAGCAACAAAGATTAGTTGATGACCTGGCAAGGCAGAAGGCATTAGAGAAACCAGGGGGCTGGAAGAATGTGGCCAATGTTTTAAATCTTGCAGTGAATCCATTTGCAAAGGGAAGCATAGAAGCCAATACAGGAAATGAGACAGCAAATAAATTATTAGAGGCTGGCGCAGAGCATCCATTCCAGGCTGCCCTTTTCGCAACTGGTGTTACTGGAATATTTAAGGGTGTTGCAAGTGCGATTGCAAGCAGCACTGCCAAGACTGCTGTCTCTGAGGCTGGCAAGGTTGGCGTTATCAAGACAATCGCAACTACAAATTTAAAGACTGGTGTTGAGACTGTTATCAGGACAAACACCGTCACTGCAAAAGCAACTGCCTCTTTATTAACAAAGATGGTCGGGGCTGTCAAGGATCCAAAGTTTATAGTGGGTGGAGTCATGGCTGTTATTGGATCATATCCTTTTGCTGGATTCATCAAGGAGGAGGCATTGCAGACTTTGGGCTTTGGTGTAAAGTCTGCATTAGATAACAATGATATTGAAGGAGCCAAGAGTGCGATAGATCTACAAAAGCAAATCTTGAATCCTGGCTTGTGGGATCAGATCAAGAGCAAGATTCCATTTGTTAATGTGATTGATAATCTAAACGATTTTTATAAGTCAGCGGCTATAAAATTGGCCATTGACGAGCAGGTTGTTTCAGACCTAAAAACCAAGATTGATAATGGCGAGACTGACACAGAAATGTATGCCAGGATCCAGCAGGAAAGGGATGCCAAGAAAGAACAGGACAGGATCGCTGATGAAGAATACTATGCAAACATTGAGGCATTGAGAAAAACCAACAAGGAACAGGAGAGAAAGGCAGACGAGGAATATTGGAATAAGATTTTAGCAGACAGAGACAAGCGAGCATCCGAGAAGCAGCAGCAAGAAGCGGATTACTGGAATGAATATTATAAGACAATGGCGAAGTATAGGGACAATTCAGCACCGAGTAATTTAAAGTTTGGTTTATTATAGGGGGAGGATAAACATGGAAGAACAAAAGAAAATAACAGAATGTACCGACATAGAATTGTTGGATGAATTGTACTGGCGCATTGACAAGAACCACAGACGGACAGGCGCAAAGGTAAAGCAGGGTGATTTGACAGGCGAGGAAAAGCCAGCCGAGAATGGCAAGGCTGTTGAGCAATTTGCAGTTAAATGTACTGATTGCGGCAAGGATACAAAAGTACCTTTTCGGCCTAAACCTGGCTGGCCGATTCGCTGCATGGAATGTTATCTAAAAAAGAAGGGGGTGAAGGATAATGCCTGAGGAAGTGAAGCAGTCCTTTGATGGAGTGCAGATGGAAGAAAAAACAGAGTCTCCAGGATCAGGAGAGCTGATTCAGAAGGCGAATGATGCTGCTGAGAGGCTGGAAAAGGCTAATTTAGAGCTTGCCAAACTTATAGCAAAACAGGAGAGGCTGGCGGTAGAAACCACTTTAGGCGGTTCTGCGGTTGCTGGTGTTCAGCAAAAGACACAGGAACAGCAAGAAATCGAGTATGCTAAACGCTGGCTGGCGGAGACTGGCATGGAAAAGGAGTGTTTTCCTGATGATACCTGAGAATACTTTTATTAAGAAGCCTTGCCGAAAGTGCGGCAAGGTTCGGAAATTTCTAAAAGACACGCCAAGGGACAAGACCAGCATTTGCGGAGAGTGTTGGATTTGGGTAGATGTTGAAAGATAATATTTAAATACTTAATATGTTTATAAAGCAATTATGGCAAATGAAGCGGTCATAATTGAGCTTTATAATGGTGGCAGATTAATCAGGTTTACTTGTGCGGATAACACTGGCATTGCAAAAGGCACACTTCTTGAGTTGAGCGGAGACAGAACTGTTATTGCAAACACGAATGATAATGCTCCTGTTGTTGGGATAGCAGCACATGAAAAGGTGGCCAATGATGGCTCTACTACGATTTGCGCTTATACTGATGGTATTTTTGACATGAAATCTGATGCTGGGACTGATGTTGTCGGGACAGTAATGGCAAACTCAGCAACGGAGAATATAATCCAGACTGCTGACGGAGCAGACCTTCTTCAGGGTTCATGGATTGGATATTATATCGAGGCTGGTACAAGTAATGGTGTCGAAGCGGTAAGGGTGAATAAATAAAAATGGCAGCAGAAGCGATAATCATAGAATTGTTTAATGGCGGAAGGCCGATAAGATATACATGCGCAGATGTCACAGGCATTCTAAAAGGTACTCTTTTGTATATCCAGGCAGATAGGACAGTAAGGGCACATTCTGCAATTGATCAACCTATTGCGGGTATTGCGGCGCATGAGAAGGTTAGTTCTGATGGAGCAACAACAATTTCTGTTTATACTGATGGTATTTTTGATCTTACAGCAGCAGCAGCAGGAGCGACAGCTCTTGGTGCCAGGTGTGCAGGGAGTGGAACAGCAAATATGATTACTGCGGCTGATGCTAATGATTTATTACAGAGCAGCGATGTTGGTATGTGCATGGAAGGACATTCTAACGACGAGGTGGCTGCGGTGAGGATAAACAAGTAAAATGGCAGACTCAACAGGAGAACAGGATATCAGAGCAGAGACAATTTCTAGAATAGTCAAAGGTTTCGCATTGCAAGAGTACAAGATGAAGCAGCTTTGCATGATAGAATCCAGCAATGCCTGGACAGAAACTTATTATACAGAGACATCAACAGAACTAACAGGCCATGCAACAGGCGGAGTTTCTGGGGTTCCAAGACTGGCAGCATTTCCATATGGTGAAGTCACCTGGACAAAAACCAGCGGAAGGAATGTAAAGCATGCAATGGAGGCTGTCATTTCCTGGGAAGATATAAAAACAAATAATGTCCCGATGATTGCCAGGACACTTTTAAGAGTTGCCAGGGCGATTTCTTACAGTGTAGATTCTACTATTGCAGCAGCGATTGTCGCTGGTGCAGGCAACACACAGGCTGCTAATGCAACCTGGGATAATGCCGTGATAGCAGATAGGGATCCGATACAGGATATTTTGAACGCAAAATCACTGATAGCGATTGACAATTACAATCCTGACAAGAATGGCTTTTTAATTCTGCACCCAACAGCGTATGCACAATTATTGGGCAATGCAAATATAAGAAATGCTGGGCAGTTTTACACAGACTCAGTGACAAAGAATGGTATTGTCGGGAGATTGCTTGGTCTCACGGTGGTCTCAACAATTTCAGTCACTGATGGAGGCTGCCAGGTTGTCATAGCCAAAGAGGCCTGCACATGGAAGTCTGTTGTTGGCTTGACAGTCAAGACGATTGATGATCCAGGGATTAAATCAACTATCAGGGCATGGGAAGTTGGACAGATCCAGATAGTTAATCCGAATGCGATCTGCAAGATTACAGGGATCTAATGGTAGCCGCAACATTACTTTACAATGGTAGCGCAACAGCCACGGCAGCAATCATTGCAGCAGTTGGCACTACGCCAGCAGCAAATATGATTATCTGCCCGAATGGTGGTGGTAATGGTGTTGCAATATTCTTACAGGGGAGTTGAAAATGTCAGAAGCAAACAGAAGAAAAATGTATGATGAATTGGTAGCAGAGAAGAGGTTCAAGGATATAGATCCTGGATTGATTAAGGAATTTGGCGAAGCAAAAAGGCCAGAACCTGAAAAGCAGATAATGTCAGAAAATTTTAAAAAACGGCTTAGGTGAACAATGGCAAACACGACTACTGATATGATGGACAGCCTGGTTATCAAAGATAAATTGCAGATCAAAAATGGAAAACTGGCATTAGCGAATGGTTTAAAAGCGAATGGTGCTGGTGTTGTCACGATTTCTAATCTTGCTCCAGCTGGACTGACAGCGACTATTGCTGGATGGGTGGAGATAACAGTACAGGGTACAGTTTGCTATATACCATGCTGGTCAGCATAGAATAAACCATGAAATTATCAGGAGCATTTTCTACAATAAAAAATACCAGGCTCACGCCTAAAGGTAATGCTGGCTATGATAATGCCAGGGAGAATATAGATCCTAAAATTCTGACAAGAACGATTATAGGTAATGAGAGCATATTCCAGAGAGGAATATTCTGGGCTACTGGCGATTATGTGCCTTTGATTGTCAGGGGTTCTGCTGCACAGACAGCAAATCTCACTAATTTTCAGAATAATGCAAAGACAAATTTAATGACGATAGACAAGAATGCTTTTTGCACATGGTATTTACAGGATCAGACGACAGAGAAGGATCCATTTGCGGTATATGATAATTCAATTCCAGCACAGGAGATTTGGATGGTAAGGGTAATCAACAGGATAGCAGGAAATCTGGCTTTAAGAGGCCATGAGCTTTATACAAGCTATACTGCGCCTACTGATGACATCAGCCTTTCAGGCGGAGCATGGTTCAGGTTTGTTGACAATACAAATGATTCAAATTTTGGATCATTAGATATTGGAATAGTCCCGACAGCAGGTAAAATTGGCTTTCATGGATATACCACACCTCAGTGTTTTATAGGCTCGCAGCAGACAGGTTCAGCTACATTGCTTCCTTTGGTTTTCAATATGGATACAGTGGAAAAGTTTAGATTAGCAACTAACGGAAATCTCTGCTTGACAGGTGTTAATATTGAATTGAGATTTTATGAGGGGGTGAATTTTGTTGCTATCAAAGTGCCAGCATTAGGATCAGACACGACATATGTTTTGCCAGCAACGGATGGAGGCCCTGGCGATAGATTAACAACAGATGGCGCTGGAAATTTAAGCTGGCAGCCTTAGGAAAAAAATCCTGCAATTTCTCAGAATATAAGATTTTCCCATAAGAAATGGTCGTTGTGAGAACTAAAATCATATAATCTGATTGAAATTGGCCTATCGGATTTTTCAGGAAATAAGGTCTTGGAATATATATATTGCAGTACAACCAACAACAACACTGACTTTTCCGGAATTAATTGGTCATGTCCCCCCCTGGAACCCCCCCCAAG